CTTATGTCAACCCTAGTGACTGATGAACCTTGAGCAGTCATTGGGGTTGACATAAGGGGCAGTGGTATGCTTAAGGACTTGGGTTATCCACAGGCTGCTTAAGGACTTGGGGATAACCAGTGGATAACCAGTTAGTAACCTGTGGATAACTTCTGAGCCTGTGGATAACTTGGGGGCGGGGGAGGCTGGGGTTCTTGTGTTAACTGTGGTAGGCGCTCAGGCACAAAAAAGAGTCATTTTGAAGCCTTTTGTCCCTGTCTTAAGTTAAAAAAAGAAGACATACGGAAAACACAGGCAAGTTATTGAATACTAACGACAAATATAGTATGACCCGAGTAAAGCCTATTGGCTACTTAAGTGTACTTTAGACTGTTTAGTCTTTATTTAGCTTTAATTGTAAATTATAGTTGACTTTATCTCTTAAATATGTTATAATAGACTATAGTTTACAAAGTTAGTTAAGAAAGCTTTAAAGGTTTATCCATTATGATTATCCTTTAAGGTTTATCTTTAAATAATAATTAAAGAATCTACTAAAGGTTCTTAAGTAGACCTAAGAACATTAAGGTGATAGGTGACTATGTTTCACATAGGATTCTTGACACAGTGTTTGGTCAGCCTTAAGCGCAAGCTTAAGTTACTTAAGTAACCTAAGTTACCTAAGACTGAGTATAGACCTACCATAAAGGATAATCTATTAGTATGTCAGACGAACAACCAAGCAAAGAACATAAGTATGGCCTAAGTCCCAACGGTATTCCCCTTACCAAGACAGGACGAGAGAGTCGTAAAGGAAAACCTAGTCAACTACCGTCAAAACGTAAGAAAGCAGGAAGACCTAAGAAGTCAGAACTAAAGCGTCCTAAGGGAACCATAGGCAGACCTAAAGGTGATGCAACAATCATCAATGAGTATAAAGCTAGAATGCTTGCCAGCCCTAAGTCAGCTAAGGTACTAGATGCTATCTTTAATGCAGCCTTAGACGATGATCATAAACATCAAGCATCAGCATGGAAACTTGTGATGGATAGGGTAGCACCTACAGCAGCCTTTGAAAAAGAGATTGTCAAAGGTAATGGTAAGTCAGCTATACAGATTAATATCACTGGTGTAGGTTTACCTGAGGTATCAGATGTAAGCCCTAGTGCAGATGACTCTAACGACGACAATAATGATTATGAAGAAGGGGAGTACACTGTAGTATGAGTGATTTAACTATAGAACTACTAGATTGGCAGAAGAAAGTATGGGCAGACACTACACGCTTTAGAGTAGTAGCTGCTGGTAGACGTTGTGGTAAGTCACGACTAGCTGCTTGGTTACTTATAGTCTATGCACTACAAGCTAACAAACCTAACTCTCATGTCTTCTACGTAGCCCCTACACAGGGTCAAGCTAGGGACATCATGTGGAAGCTCTTAGTAGAACTAGGTGCTCCTGTTATACGTGCTTCACATATCAACAACATGCAGATTACCTTAGTCAATGGTGCAACCATAAGCCTTAAGGGAGCCGACAGACCCGATACGATGCGTGGTGTCAGTCTTAACTTCCTATGCTTAGATGAATATGCAGATATGAAACCTGAGGTATTTGAGGAAATCCTAAGACCTGCATTAGCTGACCAAAAGGGTTCTTGTCTATTCATAGGCACACCTAAGGGTCGTAACCACTTCTATGATTTATATAAGTATGCTGAGTTGTCAGAAGATGATGATACCTTCTCTGCTTGGCACTTTACTAGCTACGACAATGAAACCTTAGACCCTGAGGAAATCAATGTAGCTAAGAAGAGTATGTCTACTCACGCATTTCAACAAGAGTTCATGGCTTCCTTTAAGAACCAAGGCAGTGAAATGTTTAAAGAGGAATGGCTACAGTTTGGTGAGAAGCCTACAGGTGATGGTGACTACTACATTGCCATTGACCTTGCAGGTTTCCAAGATGTTAGTAAGAAGAAAGGTAACACAAGTCGTTTAGATAACTCTTCTTTAGCTGTTGTATTTGTCAATGAAGATGGTTGGTTCGTTGAAGATATGATCTATGGTAGGTGGACACTAGACGAGACAGCACGTAAGATATTCCAAGCAGTAAAAGAATATAAACCTTTATCCGTAGGGATAGAGAAAGGTATATCTAAACAAGCTGTTATGTCTCCACTCATGGATATGATGAAAAGACAATCCTTCTTCTTTCGTGTAGAAGAGTTGACTCACGGCAACCAAAAGAAAACTGATCGTGTCATGTGGGCTTTACAAGGTCGATTTGAACATGGTCGTATAACCTTAAATAAGAAAAGTAAGGAATGGCACTCACGCTTCTGTGATGAATTATTCCAGTTCCCTGACCCACTAACTCACGATGATTTAATAGATAGTCTAGCTTACATTGATCAATTAGCTAAAGTGTCCTACATGGGTAACTTTGAAGAGTTAGATGACTTTGAGTTCTTAGACAACACAAGCGGATATTAAAGTATATGAATGACTACAACGAAAGTACAGACCCCATCATCATTGAGCAATCCTTAGAAGATTGGGTACTCACTAAAGTTAATGATTGGGGTGACTACTACGAGAATAACTACGCAGATAAACACCAAGAATATTATCGTCTATGGCGTGGTATCTGGAATGCTGGTGACAAGACAAGGCAAGCAGAACGTAGTCAGATCATTGCTCCTGCCCTACAGCAAGCTGTTGAGTCTAACGTAGCTGAGATTGAAGAGGCTACCTTTGGTCGTGGTAAGTATTTTGACATTAAAGATAACATGGGCGACTCAGAGACACAAGACATTATGTTTTTGCGTAAGAAGCTGCATGAAGACTTTGACTTAGCTAAAGTACGTAGGGACGTAAGTGAGTGTTTAATCAACTCAGCAGTATACGGTAATGGTATTGGTGAAGTAGTCTTAGAAGAAACCTTAGAAATGAAACCTGCTACTGAGCCTGTCATGGGTGGTGCTATGGAAGCTGTAGGTGTCAACGTAAGTAAGCGTACTGTGGTTCGCCTACGTCCTATCCTACCGCAGAACTTCCGTATTGACCCTGTAGCAACTAACGTAGAAGAAGCCTTAGGTTGTGCTATTGACGAGTTTGTTGGAGCACATATTGTAGAACAACTACAAGAGTCTGGTGTCTATCGTGAAGGTTACATGGGTAACGCCAGTGAAGACTTTGACTTAGAACCTGACGCAGAGCTAACTGTACACCAAGACGACAAAGTACGCTTAACTAAGTATTATGGTCTAGTACCTCGGCATCTACTTGAGAAAGAACTTGACTATTCTTTAGACGATGATGAAAAAGAAGGTTACTACATTGAAGCTGTAGTAATCATAGGTAATGAATCTGTCTTACTTAAGGCAGAGCCTAGCCCTTACATGATGAAAGATAGACCTATTGTAGCATTCCCATGGGACGTAGTACCTAGCCGCTTCTGGGGTCGTGGTGTCTGCGAGAAAGGCTACAACAGTCAGAAAGCACTAGATGCAGAGCTACGGGCACGTATTGATGCCTTAGCACTAACAGTACACCCTATGCTTGCTATGGACGCTACACGCATTCCTAGAGGCACTAAGCCAGAGATTCGTGCTGGTAAAATACTCTTGACTAATGGTGACCCAAAGGAAATCATTAATCCGTTTAACTTTGGTAATGTTAGTCAGATAACCTTTGCTCAGGCTCAGGCACTACAAACTATGGTACAGCAATCGACAGGTGCCGTAGATTCTTCTGGTGTCGGAGGTTCTATAAACGGTGAAGCAACTGCTGCGGGCATTTCTATGTCTCTAGGCGCTATCATTAAGCGACATAAGCGCACCTTGATTAACTTCCAAGAGTCATTCTTGATACCTTTCGTATCTAAGGCTGCTTGGCGTTATATGCAGTATGAGCCTGAGCTTTACCCTGTGTCCGACTACAACTTCTGTGCTACTAGTACCTTAGGTATTATTGCAAGGGAGTATGAGGTCAGCCAGTTAGTGCAACTACTACAAACTATGGGTAAGGATACACCTTACTACCCTGTAATGCTTAAATCTATTGTTGATAATATGAATGTAGCTAACAGGGAAGAGTTACTAGATTTGATTGATAAAGCTTCTCAGCCTACACCAGAGCAGCAAGAGTCAGCAGCTAAGGTACAGGAAGCTGAATTAGCCTTCCAAGCGTCCCAAACAGCCGCCCTAAGCAGCCAAGCAGAAGAATCTAACGCTAGAGCACTTAAACTAGCAGCAGAGGCTCAGGCAGTGCCACAGGAAGTTGAGATAGCACGTATGAAAGCTATTACAACTAACCTACAGGCAGGTGATGGGGATGATAAAGAGTTTGAGAGGCGTATGCGTGTCTCTGAGGGCATGCTGAAGGAGCGTGAGGTTGTTTTAAAGGAACGTAAAGACCAACGTGAGGCACAACCAAACGTGGCTGAGAACGCCTTAATGGAGCGCCTAAGCCCACCTACGACAGAGGTGCCACAAGAGGAACTACCTAGTGATTAGTTCTGACGCAAAACTATTAGCTGTCTACGACAAGCTTGAGAAGCAAATTAAAACTTTACAACTCAAGCATGGTATAGATGGTAAGCAAGGTATCCAAGGCTTAACGGGGGCTAAAGGCGATAAGGGTGACTCAGGCGCTAAGGGTGACTCAGGTGCTAAGGGTGACTCAGGTGCTAAAGGTGACTCAGGTGCTAAGGGCGACTCAGGTGAACAAGGAGTCTCAATAGTTGAGGCTTCTGTTGACTTTGATAATCACCTAGTAATAAAGTTATCTGATGGTACTGAGATAGACGCTGGTGAGGTAACTGGTGGTGGTGGAGGTG